AGCCGTAGCCGTCGCCGTCGCCGGAGCCGTCGCCGTCGCCGTAGCCGTAGCCGTCGCCGTCGCCGGAGCCGTCGCCGGTTTCTTTAAGGAATTCTTCGATCACCTTTTCCATTCTTTCACCGCCTCAATGCTCTGCACTGCCTTCTCTGTACATGGGATGATTTCGATCGCATCCAGGATCAGCACGCTATCCACGCGAACCGTGAATTTGCAGTTGTTGGGAGCTACAGTTCCGGATTTTGCCAGCTGCGAAATGCTGGCAGCACCGTCCCAATACCAAATCCGGCGGACATCCTCCATAAGCACCTGCTGGCCCTCAATTTCCTTTACGGTTCCAGCGAAAACGCCGCTGCTCTTTCCTCTTACGATGCAATATTTTCCGATCATAAATAATTCCTCCTATATTTCCCACTATGGCGGGTTATTCATTTTCTTGCTTCCGGTTTGGGCGATATGCCCAGATCATCCATGTTATATTATCCTAGTAGTAACGGCCCCCATTGGTCAGCCATTGCGGCGGCTATGCCGGGGAATGTTTTGCTTCGCGTTTTTGCACACCGACTATATGTATCTTCCCATGTGCGATTTTTCCCGCTAGGAAGTTTGCTAAAAATCTTCCCGTTATCAGGTTTTGGCAAGCCATTTGTTTTTAATTTCGGCAAGTTTTTTAACCACAGGCACGTCGCTTTCGTTACGTACTGATCTGCATCGTCCATAGAAGCCGCAAACATGTACGGATGGATCGTTTGATCGGCACTTTGGAATGCCGAATTCATAAATCCTACCGGGTTTTCTACGGCTATCCTATCTGCGTTCGCAGTAAAGAACTGCATAAAGAAAACAGCAGCACAGGCGCGTTCCCGCCATCTGGCTATCACTTTTTCGGCAGGAGTGTATTTCAGCGAAAAATGTATCCCGGCAACATTGCTGAGATATGTACATGGCGGGTGTGCGATCAGCAAGGCCCACCGCCCTACATCATGTGCCTGTCCGTCCATTGTGGTCACTTGCCCCCCCCCGATGGCTTTTAATGCATCCCCAAGGATGTGCCATTCCGGATGGCCACCAGATGGCTCCTGAATGTCACAGGAGTAAGCTTCAATGCCGCGCCCCCGGAAGGCTATGCACACCGTCTGACTTTCTTCGCAAGCGATAAGGACTTTGGGTTCAGACGAACTCAGGATCATCTTCTGCGCACTCCAACTCTCCCCCGCAAGCTGCATACCCCGCCAGGTCAATCCAGTTGTCATCCTTTGCATGGCCGCTTGCGATACGTGCGATTTTAAGTAGGGCCAGCATAGCGGCCACGTCTGTTGGGGCGATTTCAACGACCCCATTGCCCTTTGCAGCCAGATAGTCTGCCCACAAATTGGCGATTGTCTGGAAATTCCTCTCAGGGCTTCCGTAGTCCTGTTCACGGTCCCCGCACACGCATTTCTTCGCGGCGGCTAAGATTTCTTCACGTGTCATTTTTTTACCTCCTTATCTCCGCACCATCCACCGGGCCAGCTCTGGCAGGGCGATAGTGTATCGGTTTCCAACCTGCTTGGCCGGGAAATTCTTGTCGGCCAGCAGCGTTCGACGGTCCCGGTCTAACGCCATGCAGCAATCCTTGATGCCGATTGCCGCCTTGCCGGGGAACAAATCGGTCAGGAACTCCAAGTTTTCCCGGTATCCTTCTGCTTCTCTCATGCTCACGCCTCCTTCCGCGCAGGTTCCGCGCCTGCCTCGACGCCGTACATAAAAATCAGGACCTTTTCCCGCTGCTCCGGCGTCAGCTTGCTCATTTTGGTCAGCATCCGTTCGGTCTGCTGCTTGCAGCACTGGAACACATCATCTTTGATATTTTTCATCCATTTCATCTCCTTTCATCGTCGCGCCCTGGATAGCTCCCAGGACGATTTGAAGGACAAGCGTAGCCTCGTGATAGCTGATACAGTAACCGGCTTCCAGAATGGTCTTCGTGACCTTCTGGGCGGCGGCCATCAGCGTGGTCAGCCGCGTCGGTGCGATATACTGGCCGGTTCGGGCCAAAATCTCGTCGCATTCGCGGCGAAGGTCTTTTGCTGGGTTCATGATGATACCTCTTTCGGAATTCTCCTTCCTGTGGTATAATCCATGGGAAGGAGGTGACGATATGTTGTTCAAAGACGAAAAGATTGTTGAAGTGGTTGAGGTGATCGGCGCTGACAACGCCAAATCTTACCTTGATGACGGCTGGGTCGTGTTAGGTGTGGTGACCTATTACGACTCCGATGACGGGAATTTCAGATATTCCCTCGGTCGGGTCGCTCCCGATTGACATAACCCGCATAAAGCCGGTTGAAATCTCTGACCCCAACGGTGCGAGCATTGTTCTTGACTGCAACAAGGGCTTGTTCGTACCGGAACGGGTCGGATTTTTTCAGCCTATACAGATATTTGTAAGGCTCGTCGGTTTCGAGAAAATCTTTCATCGTGTAGTCCATGGTGTCACCTCCTGACTGGGTTTAATATTTCTTATCTATAAGATAGCATGTCTTTTTTATATTGTCAAGCACATTTTTATTTCTTTGCTATATTTATTTATTGATTTCGGCGATTTCGTATGCTATACTTATTTTAAAAGGAGGTGACCCCATGTTTTCTATTGGTGAGCGACTCTCCGCTTTAATGCGGGACCAACATCTCACTCAAGCCCAATTTGCAGACCGACTCCATCTTACACAGCCCCATGTTTCCGCGCTTTGCTCTGGCCGTAAGCCTTTCACTGACCGCACAATCTCCGATATCTGCCGGGAATTCGGCGTTTCCCTTGCCTGGCTCCAGGACGGAGAAGGGGAGATGTATGTGCAGCGCAGCCGGAACGAGCAGCTGGCCCTGATGGTGGCCGATCTCATGGCCGAGTCGGATGACTCCTTCCGTAAGCGCTTCGTCTCCGCCTTCCTGGCCTTCCCACCGGATAAACTGGCCGTGCTGGAAGAGTTTATTGACTCGCTTGCAGACACAAAAAGCCCCGAGGACGTCTAACGTCCCCGGGGCTTTCCTCTTATTCTACGATCTGTATCACCAATCTCAAGATGATATGTAACTGGTCCGCCGTGGCCTTTTTTAGCAGCTTCTTAATCCTCTCTTGTGCGCTCACAAAAATACTCCTCTCTTTTTGTAGATACTGCCAATTCCGAATATATGAACAATGTGTTAATATAGATATTAGCAAATAATAGCAATGCGGCCGCAGGTTACCCTTTGGCCGCACCGGCCGGAGTTGCTCTCGGTCTGTGGGAGACCTTGTCTATAGCCTACTCGTCCCATGGCGGGTTTGCAACATCATCTCGCGGGTTTTCTGAGTCATTTTTTCAGTCATTCGGCTGGTTTCGGCGGGTTTTGCGGGTTTTTACGTGGAAAGGATGAGAAAATTGCAAATCACAGATGAAATGCTTGGGGAAATGAAGCGTTTGAAAAAGGAGTCCGGGAAAACATGCCAAGACATCGCAGCCGAAGCCTTTGTATCCTCGTCTACGGTCCAGCGGTACATGAGTGGGGCAGTAAAGGAGGCGGACACAGGCTCATTTAACCGGATTATGACCGCTATCGGCGGCGCCGACGATCCTCTGCAACCCGCTCCGCAAGCAGCAGATACCGCCCCGGACGAGATATCCCAGCAGCACTATTGCCAGTTGATCGCTGCCCACAAAGCAGAGCTTGATCGGATGCAAGGATTTTATATCCGCACCATCCGGTATAAAAACCGCTGGATCAGGTTCTTGGCTTCGCTTCTGCTTCTTCTTTTTGCTCTCCTTGTTATCGTACTTTTGATCGATATTGTAAATCCCAACATCGGCTGGTTCCGACACCTATTCGGTGCCTCCAATCAGCTCCCTGTATCCCGTACTTTCTGCTCGGGGAGGTAGTGCTGTGGCCACATCAAAATTTTACGTCCGGCCCGATGGACTACATGAGTCCATCATCTGGGTGAACGGAAAGCGCAAGGCCTTCCGGGGAAAAACAGACCGGGAAGTCCGTGCAAAGATCAAGGCCTACCGCGAAGAGGCTGAAAAACAAAAAACGGCCACCTTCAAAGAGGTGGCCAGGGCCTGGTGGAATGAGTTGGAACCGACGCTTGCCGCCAACACCCACAAGGGATACAGCCCAGCATATGAACGCGCTGTCGCAGAGTTTGGCAAAGAGGACGTAGCGGATATAACCGCCAAGGATATTGAAAACTACATCGCGGATTTTTCTAAGACCTACGCGAAAAAGACCGTCATAACCCAGCGTCAGATCATCCGACAGATCATGCACAAGGCCCAGCGCGAAGGATACATCGCGGTAAACCCGGCCGACGCCTGCCCGCTCCCGAAAAATCTGCCGCAAAAGAAACGCTCATCCCCAGCCCCGGACCAGATTGAAAAAATCAAAGAAAGCGTGAACGACGATTTCGGCCTGTTTGCCTACTTGATCTATTATACCGGTTGCCGACGTGGGGAAGCTGTGGGGTTAAGGTACGAAGATATCGACTGGGTGAAAAAGCGCATCAGCATACAGCGCAGCGTCTACAACGTCGGTACCATGCCGATGATAAAGGCCCCGAAGACGGAAGCTGGTGTTCGCTCCGTCCCTCTGCTGGACGCTCTGGCCGATGTCCTCCCGAAGAAGCTGCATGGATTTATCTTTTCTGGCGATGGTGGCAAGTCCCCGCTCCCGGATTTTAAGGTGAGCCGCATGTACGAAGCCTATCAAAAGCGCACCGGCGTCACCGTCACGCCCCACCAAATCCGCCACGGATACGCCACCGCGCTCTACGAGGCCGGGATTGATTTCAAGATGGCTCAACAATTTCTCGGCCACGCCCAGCTTTCAACCACTATGGATATCTATACAGATATCCTGGAGACTAAAATTGAAGCGGCAGCAGGAAAAATGGAAGACGCATTTTAACCTAAAATCGTTTGGACACAGAACGAACACAGTTTTTCAAAAAAGCCTTGATTTTCAACGATTTTAATAGGGTTCAAATCCCTCCCACTCCGCCAAAATTACCTCCGTGAAGAAAGAAACTTCACGGAGGTTTTTCTATCATATGGATTGAGTTTAAGACTAAAATATAGAGGAAATGCCGAAAACTCAGAATATATTAGGCTATATGCTTCTTGGCATCAATTGACGCGAAACGGCATCTTTTAGCACCGGTTTGAACACAGTAATGAACACAGGAAATAATTAGCATATTCTCAAATGCTGGAATTCATAAAAAATTACTCATACAGCATATGCATTGCCTTCGCGAATACTTCGCCTTCGTTCATGTCCCTCTGGATTCCATGCTCCTTCATGATATGGCAGATATGCTTTGCATGCTGGTACTCTTCCTTGGCCATATCATGGAGGATTTGCCGGTCAGTTCCGGTGGCGTTCTTGGCCATTTCGGCGTACTTCATGCAGTCGGCCAGCTCTTCGCGCAGATACTCCTGCAAGTGGTTCATCCATTCCACGATTATCCCTCCTTGATATACTGATACAGTCTATCCAGGTCGTTGACGTCAAAGCGCAGTTCCCCGATGATTGGGATTGTCACCGGGATTTTCTGCCCCTCCATCTTTGGACGAGCGATACTGTACAGCCGATCAATATCAATGTTGCCGGACTCGTCCATGATGGCCATCATCTGGACGGCTGGGTGGTCCTTATATGCCAGGATTTTATTTCTTCCGCCGTCTGCGATGAGGGCCAGGGCGATTCCGGCTCCAATGCCCTTGCCGGTTGGCAGATGGGGGATGATCTCAGCGTCGGCGTAGCGCACAGCCCCACGGATAGCCTGATCGATTGCAATCATATGAGTCTCCTTTCAGGGTTCGGGGCGGCGATTGCCGCCCCTATGCGCTTATTTGTTGCAGCAGCCCCCGCACTTGGGCAGAGGATTGTAAAGAGTCTGTGCCGTGGTTGCGGTGCCCGTGGTCACGTCGGCCACCTGCTTTGGATAAAATGTCGCGTTGGCATAGGTGACGATGGAGTTGTCACCGCAGCAGCGGCGCTCGGCCTCCATCTCGATTTCCCGGTGCAGCTCGGCCTTGACGGACGCGATATCCTGCCGCGCCAGCACAAAGCTGTCCTCCGTGCGCTGGTTGTGTACAGCCTGGTCGCAGAGCCGCTGGTTGATATCCTTCAGCTTGCTGTCCAGATATCCATACATCTCCAGCATTTTCTGGTCGTTGTAGGCGTTGGCCTTCAGGAGGGCGATTTCGCTGTCCTTGGCTGCCAGCTGCTGTTCCCGGTCCAGCTCATAGCGGGATACTGGCATATTCTCGCTGCAGGTCGGCGCCACAGGCTGCCGCATACCGCCAGCGGCCATAGCCGCGGCTGCTGCTGCCATCGCCGGGGCAATCGTATCCGACGCGGACGGTGCGCGGTTGCTCAGGCATTCGATGATTTTGCTGACAGCGCCTAGACCAACGCCCGCCGTGCCGATGATGCCCGTAGTCAGGGCGGCATTGGCTTTTCCATTGCTTGCATACTCCATAATGATACCTCCAAAACAAGATTCCGGTTTCCCGGTACCTTTATTTTGGCATAAAACAAACGCACGGGTGCTCCATCTAAGGAGCATCCGTGCGTTTGTTGTGCGTTATTTGTGCGATATTTGTGCTACATTTGCAGTATCCTCAGCTTTTTCGCCACGTCCCGCGCCCTTTTTATGATGCGCGGCAGACGCCGGTATACCGTCGATCGCGTCCGGTTTACGCCGGTCGCAGCATACGCCTGGGTATACCGGTCCAAGATACAGTCTCGGATAATCCCCTCGTCCACCGCGTCAAAGCCACCTTGCTCTATGATCGTCTCCCACTCGGACCGGAGCAGCGCGGCCAGGTCATCAGGTAGCCTATAACGGCTCTCTCCCATATTCGCCCCTTTCCGGGCGCGGGCGTGGCTTACAGCTTAGTCAAAATCTCCGGCGCGGTCCAGGATCACCAGCATCCGCAGCATATCCATGCTCAGGTCCAGTCCCTTGCCGGTGCCCTGCAAGATATCCTTGTTCAGCAGCTTACCCACGGTAGGCTTTGCCCAGGTGGGCATATCGTCCAGGGTGTCGTATCTCTTTTCGGTCAGCATCTTTTTAAATTCCTTCCAATCCTCCGCGCCCTTGCCCACAAAGGGGGCAGGGCAGATTTTCCCGGTCACATCGTAGTGGCGGATGACCCGCTCCACGGGGACGTTGTACTTGTCCATCAGCTCCTTGACCAGCTCCAAGGCGTTGCGGACCGTGGCGGCGGTAAAGTAGTACTCGCCCTGTGCATCCTTCCGACTGCACAGCTCTACGCCGATAGAGTTCCAGTTGCGGCACTCCGGGTGGACGTAGATATCCGCCCCGCAGTGCCAGGCTACATATTTTTCCGGCACCGACGCAACCGCTTCCTGTTCATCCACAAACCAGTGGGCCGACGCCTGCTGGGGGACCCGGCTAAAGTATCGGCCATTCCCGTCGGCGGTATCGCCGTCACCCGCCGTGTAGTGGACCACGATGTACCGCACCGGACCGGCCCGAAGGCCCCCGTAGCTCTTGCGGTTGCACAGGATGATGTCTTTATTCACCGGTCTGCACCTCCGGCAGGCCGGCCACGCTGGTCAGCAGAGACAGCACGCCGGCCAGCAGCGATGCAGAGCCAACCATGATCCAGTTTACATCGCCCATGGCCGCGCTGGTGCCGATGGTTGCCACCGCCGTCTGCGCTACGGTTTTGATGGCGCGAACGCCTGCAGCTTTAATCCAAGTTTTCCAATCCTTCATGTTTTTTTACCTCCTTACGCCTGTTCCAGATCGTCAATTCGGTGGTTCGCCACCTTGATCTGCTCGTGAATGACCTCAACCTCCGTATCCAGTGTATGGAGCCGGGTGTCGAAGTTGTTGTGTGCCTGGACCTTTTTCTCAAGCTGCTCAATCCGGTACGTGGTAAGCTTGCTGCTTACCACGACACCGCTCAAGCTGCCCAGCATGGTACCGGCCAGGCTCAGTACCGCCACAATGATTGCGTCGCTCACGTTACCACCTCCCAGGCTGCGGCATACACCTCCGGCGTCCAGACGTTGCCATCCACTAAGCTCTTGTATATCACACCGTTGCGCCATCCAAGCTCGCCTTTTGCAAATGCCAGGGTGGCTGTGATGGTGTCCGGGATTTTGCGCACGCCGTTCACATAATCCAGGTCGGCCCACAGCTCCGGCGCGTGGTCCGGGTCCTGATCCTCCCTGTCCCAGAGCGTCACGCTGGCCTTTTTAATCTGGCCGCCCCAGTTTATCCTTGTGCCGGCCTGGACTGCCTCGCCGCTGCCGGTCAGCCGCCGGAACATATGCGGGGCCGTGGACGCGGTTTTGTCGTCCAATGACTCCGCCGCCTTTTCCATGGCCGCTCTGAGCCGGATTGCCTCCTCTTTTGTCATGCCGTACCTCCTGTCAGGATGTCCAGGGCCTCGTCTGCGGTCAGCTCTGTCGGCTCGTCGGCCTCGGTGTATACACGCCCGGAGTCAGACGGGTCGATTGCCTCGTCGTAGGCCACACCGTCCCGCATGATCTTGCGGCCCAGGTCCGAGTAGGTCCGGACCAGCTGGACACCGTCTGTCCGCAGTGTGTAGTTGCCTGTCACAATCATAGTATCAGCCTCCTGTAATGTCCGGATAGGCCTCGATGGCCCTGATTTGTGCGGCGTAGGTGCTCCAGTTGGTCGCCGCCTTGTATCTAGCCACCAGCGAGGACGGCACGTAGATGTAGCCGGTGCCCGCCGATATGCCGCTGCTGCTAAAGGCGCTCTTGTTTTGCAGCGTCACGAGATTTGCGCTCCGTAAAATAACCGCCGTCAATTTGCTGTCCATCATAAAGACACTATCAGAGATGGATGTGACTGCCGGTAGGTCGATCTTTTGCAGCGCGGTACAGTTGTACAGGCCTTGCGACGGCAGCGACGTGACCTTGGGGATGGTCACGCTCGTCAGGGCCGGGCAGGAGCTAAAAGCGCTCGACTCAAGTGTTGTAACCTCTGGAAGATTGACCGTGGCCAGCTTGGAGCACTGCATAAAGGCCCATTTGCCGATAGTCTTTGCCCCCGGCAGGTTGATAGATACCACGCTGGTGCATGAGCTAAAGGCACGGTCTCGGACGGCTGCCACCTGGCTGGTGACGCTTGTGATTGTGTTGGCAATCAGCGCGTCCAGGTCTGCGTCGCTGCCGCCCCCGCCCCCTCCTGTCTCTGCCGTTCCGGTCACGCCGAAGATGCTGACGCCCTTGACGATGTTGGCGGCCTTTAAATTGGCATCGCCCTTGATGATCTGGGTGCCGGTCAGATACCGGCCAGATGCAAGTGTCTGGTTGGATGTCCCCGGCGTCCAGGTCTTGGCTGCCTGTACCGTCAGCTGCTTGGTGGCCGTCTTGGTGCCCGCCGTCACATAGCCTGCTGCCTGGGTGGCCGAAGCCGTGATCTTGCCGCCGGAGTCCACCGTGACAGACGGTGTTGCCTGGGTGGCTGTGGACACAGACTTGCTGCTCTGGGCCGGATAGTAGCCCGCCGGAACCGTCACCGTTGCGCCGCTGGCCGTCAGGTCAGACGCGGCCTTGCTGGGGATGGTGCCGGTCACGGCCTGGCCGGACTGGTCGATGAGCTGGTAGCCCTCCAGGAGCTTGTCTGCGTCACCAGGATTTTGCAACGTTGGCAAATCTGCGCCGCTGTCTGCGGCCTTGTTGGCCAGGATGGTCCCCAGCTGGGTCAGCAGCTGGGTGTTGCCGCTGAGACTCATGCACCCACCTCCCATGCCTGCGGGTAGTCCGTGGGGCTGTACGCCGTATCCTGCTTGCAGCGGCACATCTTGCCGCCGTGAATAGCCCACTCACCGGCCTTGTAGATATCGTGTGCGCCGGTTGGCTGCACAAAGTACCGGGCCGTCTCCCTGCTGGTGCCATGCAGGGGCCGGTTGAAGGTGTACCATGCCGCATTCCCGGGGCGGATGTCTGGATGTGTGGCATTATCATACGCCTGGTAGCACTCCCACACCTGGCCCCCCGCCGTGTAGACCTCGCCCACCTTATGGGCACCGGCGATCCACTCCGTCAGCAGGGCCGCGCAGACGATGCGGGTGTCCGCGTCCTCGGGCACAGAGTCCCGCAGGAGGATTTTCGCCACCACCTCCATGGCGTCTGCGGCAGAGTGGTGGACAGGCTCAACAGGGATTGCATCAATTGTCGCAGCCTCGGCGGCGGTCATATCGCGGAGGTTTCCGTTTTCGTAGATTTTCATGCTCTCACCCCATACAATTCGATTTTTGATCCTGCCGCGAATGCGGACCCGCTTGTACGGCTCCACAAGGCTAGATATGTGGCCACTTTCGGGATTGTTTGCGACAATCTCATTAGTGTTGTGCTGATATTTACCTTGTCTGTTTTCTGCGTATTATCTGCTCCGGTAAGATACCAGCGCCAGCCCTTTTCGGCAAGGCTCTCTGCGGCTGCATGCCAACTGCGAAATTGATCGCCTTTAAGTGCAGCGTGATTAGTGACGGGGGGGATGATAGAGTATCTATCATCGGCAGTATTTGCTACGTTGATGCAAATGACCCCACCGCTTGTATTGGATGCATTTGAGCCTTTAGTCCTGCCAACGACTACAAATTTTCGCAAGGCGAATGCTGCCCCGCTCTTGTCCTTGTCAAACACAACAGCCATAACATCTTCACTGAGTGTTACCTCGTTGATAAGCTCCCACGTCTCACCGCCCCCGCTCGGCATATCCACCGGCGTCCATGCCGTGGGCTTGCCGGTGCTGTCCACAGCGGTGATCTTGGCGATCTGCCCCACGGTCGCCCCGGTGATACCCAGGGCGATGTCGGTTCCGCCGCTCCCGCCCACATCCGGCAGGTTGTTGGCCTGCTGGATTAAGGCGTTGATCTGGGTGGTCTGGGTGGCTACAGTGTCGTTCGCACCCTCCAGGGCCGTCACCATTTCACCGGATTTCAGTGGGGCCGTGGTCCCGTTCAGCTCCCGGACCTGGTCTGCTGCCGCCTGATAATCAGCACCAGGCATAATCACTTGATCTGTCAATGCCATTTATGCCCCCTCCTCTGCTACGTTGGTAAGTGTTTCCCACGCCACATCTCCATTCCTGGCTCGCAAGAAAGCGCCATTTGCGGCTTCATTCAGGTTGGGCAGGATATCGTACCCGTAAATCTGTGTCCCGCCATCCTGGTTGTATCCCATGACGTTCAGGGAGCCGCCCACATACCCTATGTAAGACACAATGCCGTATGTCGGCAGGTTCGTTAGGTCGTAAAAATCCCCAGAGAAGTCTGACTTGGCGTTCCAGGCGGCTTTCTCCGTATCCGTGACTGTTCGGTGGTCCGCATCGTCTTCTAGCTCAGAAAGCTTTGTAGCGCCGCCTCCGCCGCCGGTTCCCGGTTCGCCCTTCGGGATGCCGAAGTTCAGCACCGGTTTCTCCTTGGTTCCGGTCATGGTGACGGTCACATTTCTGCCGGGTTCCAGGGTGGTTACCGTTCCAACAGAGAGTTCCGGGGACGTTCCGTCTGCACCCTTCTGGCCCGGGTCACCTTTCTGGCCCGGCGTTCCATCCTTGCCCGGTGCGCCGGTGGGGCCGGACGGACCCCTGGGAATGACGAAGTCCAGTTTCACCGCCTGGGACGTGCCGGAATTGGTCACCTTCGCGTCCGATCCTGCCGCGCCGGTGGTTACGCTGCCCACCTCCACCGTGGGGCTGACGCCGTCGAATACGCCGTTTTCCTTATCCGCCAGCAGCGCCGCCCGGGCCTGGTTGGCCGCTTCCGCCGCCGTGTTGGCCGCGCCGGCTGCCGCCAGCACCTGCTGATACAGCGTCGGCGTCGGCTCCATCGGCGTGTCTCCGGTGACGGGACCGTTCTGGACCACGTTCCAGAAGCTGTCCGGCAGCATGGTAGTCATGACCTTGGTACTGCCCACATAGCCGGTACAGCTGACCGACAGCAGACCGGTCTTGGTCAGGCACTCCCAGGGGACCAGAATATTTTCCCCGAAGGTGTGCAGCTTTTCCTTGGTGATTTCGTTGGTCACCGTCGTGGTCGTTGTGGTGGTTTCCCCACCGTCGGTGCTGGTTTCCTCCGACGTGGTTTCCGTGTACTTCAGCGTGAACACACAGACAATAGCGGTCATGTCCGACCATTCCATGTCCATATCCAGCACCAGTTCATCCACGCCCACGCCGTTCTGGATCACGGTGGTGGGCTTTTTCACGTAGATTTTCCTCTGCCGGACCGTTGCATAAAGCATTGTACCGCCTCCTTTTATTTGAAAGTATCGTCCTTCTCGGAGTAGAAGCACAGGTAAAGTGCCCGCTTCTGCTTCCTTGTCAGCTTCAAGCCGTCAATGTAGGCCACGACTTTCTCTTTCTTGGACCCCGCAATGACGTTTCCTTTCTTGTCCTTGTCGGACACACATTTAGACTCAAAGCTGAGAACGTCCAGGTACGTTTCTGCCGGGACTTTTGCCTTCTGAATGTACTTGGAGTAGTTCTCCTGCTGCGGGTCTGTTAGGGCCATCAGGACGGTCTCTGCGGGAACGCCGCTGGATATCTGGTCCGCATATGCGTTGTACTTATTCTCCGAATTGCCTGCCTGGGCAGCCAGAACGTGGACAATCAATGCGTCAGTCACTTCCTCGGCAGTTTTTCCCTCTAATTCTTCCATCCATGGTGGCGTAGGCGGGTTCAGGCCGATTTCCTTCTCAGCTAGGTTGTTGGCATAATCCTTCGATGCTTCCATCGCCTTACCTTTGGTGTAGTCATCCAGAGTTTTGTATGTGGAAGATGCAATCAGGTTGGACCGCATTTCAAAGTCATTCTGGCCTTTGGACTCAGCGTAAGTAACGTATTCGTCCGCCGTTAGAATGACCGTCTCACCGTCAATGGTCAGAACGTTGTCTGCGCGGGACGGCGTGTAATTTTTGCCAGTTTGCTTCTCCAGACGGCGGATTTCACGATCCACATCGGTCTGTTTCAGCTCAGAAACATACATGGGGTTCACAAGGTTGTTGAATGCTCTCGTTGCAAGGTTTCCCTGGTCCTGCCGTCTGCCCCAGGCGTCGATATACGGAATCTGCTGATAGCTAGGTCCTGGAATTTTGTTGGTGGCTGTTCCGATTGCGCGTTGTGCGTCTTTGTTTAGGACGGGGTCAGCTTCGTTTACAAAGGTTGTGGTCCGCTGCGGCTTTTGGAAGGTTCGCTTGATCTGCCCACCAAGTGTTGGCATATACTGGGTCAGATAGCTTAACCCCGCATTCGCTACGAAGGCAAGGATTTTATTGTCGGCATAGTCTGTAGATTCCAATGCGTCTTGAAGTCCGCTCATCATGGACATTTCCAGGATGGGGTCAGAAATGCCTTTAAAGACGTTCAAAACTTTGTCCATCATTGGTCCGTCTCCGGCCCCTCCATCGAGAATCTGCTCTAGCTGTGCGCCCATAAACAATGGCATAGATGCCGGGGAAAGGAAGGTCAGTGTGTACGATTTCCCACCAATTTCAATTGCAAAATTCTGCCGGCCTTCCAGCTTGTCCTGTTCGTCATCATCTCCCGTTCCGCCTTTCAGCAGGCCCAGCTTGCTCAGAAGGTATCCAAACCCCATAAGGGCACTTCCTGTAAGGCCAGAAGACACACGGTCGAGGTACTGAGAAGCTGTAATATCTCCATTGGCTAACTGCTTAGACCCTCGGGTCAGTGCATCTAGAAGGCCAGCCGGGCTGTATTCGGCGCCTCTTGCGAGCACGTTTGCCGGAGTTTTCTTAAACGCAAGCACACCCTCAACTGCAACATTCGCGCCCTTCTTAAACGCATTCCCTTCGGTATTTTTGAACCCGATGTCCCGAACAAACCGCGAAAAACTGTTCAAGTCTCGGAACGTTGCCTTCTGTGCCTCTTTGATTGCATAGGCCCGCATAGAATCCAGCTGCGCTTCTGGGATATTGCCATTGGTGAAATCCTCTGCTGTATAGCCTCTGGCTTTCAAGATGCCAGCAAGCGCATCGGTATAATTTGCTTTTGCAAAAATACCATCACCAAATGCGTTCAGAAGCTCATCGTTTTTTACCCTGATGCCTTCCAGAATGCTGTTGCTGAAAATCCTGCGGTTTTCTTGAATTTTGCTGTCGGCACTGTCGCTGTATTTATCGCCGTCCAGGATCATACTCTTCACGTTTTCATAGTCAGCGGCAGCGGCGGCGCGGCGTTCTTTACCCGGCAAAACTGCTGCGGTCCGCTGATCCTGTGGAAGAAATAACGCTTCCAGTCCAGCCTTGATAGTGTCTTTTGCTTTACGTTCTCCATACATTGTGACATTGCCGGAGAAGTTGTTGATGTGTGTCTTAGGGTTCGCCAACATACCCATATACCGCCAAGCCCGGGCCTTTTCGCCTAAGCTTGCAGGCATTTGCGAGGCGATATTTTTGTAAATTTTGTCCTCAACTGCCTGGATTTGATCTTCGCCTTTTGCACTCAGATATTCTTGCATGAGTGCGCTGTCAATCTGGACTTCCTGCCCAAAGAGTTTCCTTGTGACAATTGCGGCAGAGTCCTTTTGAGAAAACATACCGCTATTGGCAGCTTCGCGGAGCGCCTGTGTCAACGTTCTTCTCTGTTTGGGCGTCGGCTCCTTCTTGCTATCCTTTATAACCTTTTCAATCGCCGTTTTGGACTTATCGGCAACCATTTTGTTGAACTGCTCCACAATCTTCTGAGATGCTTTCTGTGCGGCTTTTTCATCAAGGCCATACTTCAAAACCAGCTTGTCCGCGATTTCATTTGCAACAGCTTCTCTGTCGGATGGGTGCTGCTTCAAGATTTTATAGATGTCGGTCCCGGCTTCCTTCAGGAGCTTGTTGGTGTCAGCCTGGACCTGAGCCTCCGCTTTGTTGATCGTGCCGCCGTTTCGAGTTTTCCTTTCGGAACCCTCACCTTCGGATACTTCTACGATGTACCGCAAGCAAGCGCTCTTGATATTGTCTGCATCTGTCCCAGTAGCCCCAGTCTGGTTGATTAACTCAGCGGAAATCTGCGATGCAAGCGCGTTCCGACTGCCCAAATAGTCCCGTAGCCGAATGTCTTTCTTCGACAATTCTTGGTCCGCCGCTGCTTCAATGATTGCCCGCTCCATGACCGGTGTTTGGTCCACTGCCAAGTTATCGAGTTTCCTTCCTGAACCCTCGGCTAAAACATCTTGTGCAGTTTCCCATGCTTCGTGGTACCAATCCTTGTGCTCATAATACTGCGTCAGGGTATCAATTGCCGTTCGGCCCTTGCGCTTTGCAGCTTCCGGAAGGTAATCTTTTGCAAACCGAAGAATGTCTTGCTCGATCATCCGGCTGACCGTCATGTTGTTTTTGCCCTGAGTCCGTCCTTTGATAGATTTTGCCAAGGTTTCACCGATTTTGTGCATCCATTGATCAAAGTCCAGCTTCTCACCATTTCGGTTTTCACTGAATGCTTTATAGATGTTTCGGATAAGGTCGAGGCTGGTTTCATAGGCATCATTGATCGCCGCCTGAGACGCTGTTTCAACCGTCTGTCCATCCCCAACGGACACTTCTGCAACGCCGTCCAGTCCTACTTTGCTTCCGCTCTTTCCGCGCTGGGTCTCAATGTCCTGGTTAATTCTGTTCACAGTTCGCTGAATTGACGCTAAACGGCCCTCTGGTGTCAGCTTGTTGTAAATCGAATTAGCCTGCATGGCCTGTGCAACACTGGTGCTGTACCGCTGTATAAGCTTCGACAACGTGGCCGCTTTCGCGCTGTCTCCCCGGTTGGCCGCTTGGATAAACAGAACCCACGCCTGGGCCGTGGTGTCTGCGGAAGCTCGATGGTCCGTCAGCTGCTGGACTGTTCGCTCATAGACGGCGTCGAACCCGTCTTGTTCGATTGCTTTGTGGACGCGTTCAATCTGGGCTTTGTTCGCGTCCTTTTCGTAGCTGTATTCACCTTCATAGGCATAGTGCTCGATTGTTTCCTTCGTTTCCTTCGGGACATTAGACTTAAACATAGACCCGGCGGAGTCACTGATTGTATCACCGGATTTGTCCTGCTTCGGAAGCTCTGTATCCTTGATAAACTCAGATGCGTCCCGCTTCCAAGTGCCAATGTCACCAGAGTAGCCGCTTTCGGCAGCACCTACGCCCCGTGCTGGCTGCTTGTCAACTTCTGCCTCGACGCCAGGTGCAGGCACCTTCCCGGGCTGCTGCACATCGGCATTCTGGTTCGTCTGCTGCCCGCTCAGCTCATTCATGGCCGCCAGAATGGGGCCGTTGAGCTGGTCCTGTGCTGTCTGTGCATTCTGCTGGGTCCGTTGGACTTCGATGGGATTTACCGTGGCATGTTCGGCCTGGTTTTGTTGAACGTCCTGCTGGACTTGAGCCTGGAACGGAGAATTGTCATCAACGTCCGCGTTGACGTTCTGAGAATTCCCTCTAATCTTGTTCAAGGCCCAGGCACCAGTCGTTTTCCCTGCTGCAAACAGGCCACCAGAAACCGCGCCACCCGCAGAACTCAGCATGATGTTTCCCGCCGCCCCGCCAATGGCCATTGCAAGAGCCTGGTCCCGGTTATAGCCTCGGGCCTCATATTCCCGCATACTCTGCCGCAGCTCGCTCTTGTCGCCCATGATAACCGCGTCTGCAATCGCTTCTATGCTCTCGGCAATTCCTTCCTCCATCCCCTCGGATTTCCCTTGCGATTTGACGTTGTTCCAAAGTGTTTCCTTGAACTTCGTCATATCACTCACGTCCAGAGCATCCAGGTCATCGAAGGACATTTTCTCCGTTAAGATTTCCGCAATCAAGGTAACGGTGCCAAGTGTCAGCGCCTGATCGTCAGAGCCTCCACGCGCTTTTACGTTCTGCATTGTGTCATTTGCTGCCGCAGATGCCATCAACGCTGTGCCCCAGCCACCGGTAACGACGTTGATTGGCATAGCAGCCACAGAATCCAACATTCCCATTCCAAAATTGTACAGCCCCGGCAGGACTTTGGTGCTTCCGGTGTCTTCTGCAATATTCTGCGCCACCGTGCTGCGAATGGTGCTTGCCTCTCGGTTCGGAACCTGAAGTTCCGTATTCCAGTCAAGCGGTGCATGACTGCCAGAGAAAATCCGATCAAATGTCTGCGCGTATGTATCAAATACGCCTGAGACGCCGCCAATAAGCTTCTTCGGAATGGAAACGGCAGATGCCCCAACACCGTTTTCATTGGCAAACTTCGCGGCCTCTTCCTTCTTTTTGCTCATTCGAATGGAATTTTCCTGCTGCCGCACGTATTCAGCCAGCTCACCGTAAAGGTCATTACCTAGAAGTTTTCGAAGCTCTCTTGCCTGAAGCATACGCTGGTACTTCTCGGGTGAAGTCGTTGGCCTCTTGTCCTTCGCGTCCTTGATTACGCTTCTAATCAAGTTTTCGACCCCGGGTCCCAGCATATCCAGTGTCTGACGCATCATGGAGTTCCACTGTGCCTTCGTCTGGTTCAACTTTTCTTCACTTTCAGCCAACTGTTTATCGGCGTCCTCATTGGGCGCACCCAGGCCAATCAGAGTAGTAACCCGGTCCAGATCATCAATGTACCGGTCTTCGTCCTGCTCATATTGCGTGTTCCACTGCTGAAAGTTGTTTGTCGCCTGTTGTACCAGGGACGCATTCGGCATAGCAGACTGATACCGGCTGTGCAGCGGGTTACTCTGGTTCAGGAGGTCGTTGTTGACGCCCATGTTTGCCAGGGTGGGTGCAGGTGCATACTGCTGCACTGCCTTTTTGAGTCCCTGCACCGCCGGTGTATTCTGCTTGAGTGCTGGGTTTACTACGCTGTCAACCGTGTTCAGGATGGGCAGCGCAGACACATACTGTGTCTTTGGCTGAGAAACGCCCAACTTCCGCTCGTCCAGCTCATACTTCTTGGTCTGCATAGACTGAATGGTCTGATTGCGCATTCTCGCCTGTTGGGCCAGTCGTTCCTGCTCGTCCCGCTGGTCCAGGGCGCTTGAATAAGCGCGGGCCTGCTTCATCAAATCCTGAAAGTTCACTGTATCACCCCACAAGGCCGAAGTTTTTAATCAGCTGTGCCGCTAGATCGTCCGTAATCGCGCCGGAATTCTCATACGCCTCAATCAGGTCCAGCATCTGCTGCCGGTTCTGGAACACCCGGCTGTTGGACAGTCGGTCCGCCAGGCTTGCGTAGACCTGCTGAGGCGTGTTCTGCTGGTAGCCGTATTTCTGCACCTGGCCTTCTGCCGACGCCGTGTAGTTGTTTAATTGATTGTACGGAATGCCCAGCGACTTATAATTGCTGGCCAAGTAATCCGTTGGGCTTTGCCCATTCGCCCGTGCGGCTTCATAGACAGCCCGGTAGAACTGGCCGGAACCCAGTGGGTAGCTGTCCGGCGTCAGGACCACCTGGTCCGGCTGGGTTCCGTTTCCGCCACTGCCTCTGCCGCTGTAGCCGCTGGCCTGAGACGCCGCGTTCTTCAGGTTAAACTCCTGCTGCCACTGGCTCTGCTGCATGGCAAGCTGGGCATACTGCAGCGCCAGATTGCTGTTGTACTGCTCCTGCTGCCGCAGAGCCTCCTCGGCCCGGACGGCCTCCTGGTACAGCGCCTGGGCCAGCTGGTAGTTGTTGTTGGCCTTGGCCTCGTTGATGGCCGCTTGGTACTGCCGCCCCAGCAGGGTCCGCTGACGCTCGATTTCCTCCTGCGCCGCCGCCTGGGCCGTGCCAAGGGTGTTCAGATTGCTCTGCAGCTGATTGCTCTGGGCCAGATTGGCCTGACCGATCGCACCGGAGTTCAGACCGTAAGCATTCGCCATCTCCCGCCAGTTGGCCGCGCTCTGGGCTGCATCGCCGGTGGTCTGCCGCTTCTGCTCCACATAACCAACATCGGTCTTCTTCCCGCTGGCGTCCAGGTCCGACAGGTTCTGCTCATAGGAGCTTTTCAGGTTCTCCAGCTGGCTTGCCAGGGCCGAACCGTACATACTCCGCAGATAGTCCTCGTAGCTGCTGCCGCTGCCGGAACCGCCGCCCGAGCTGCCGTACAGCCCGCCGGTCTGCCGCAAATACTCCTTCTGGGCCTCATAGTAGTCCGTATCGTCGCCGGTATTGGGCTTGTAGTCGGTCTTGTTCCCCACGCCGATATACCGGTTCGCGTCCACCGTGTTGCCCTGCCGGGTGTAAGTATTGTTCGTGCCGCCGTACATGGCCGACAGCACATTGGGCTGAAGTACGCCGTCCGCCGCGTAGTCCGTAAACTGGTTGGTATACCCGGACGGATTGTAGGCATACACCCGGTCGTGTCCCTCCATGGTGGGATTGTAGTCGAAAATCCGGGTACCGCTGGCCGCGCCCATCAGCGCCAGCTTGGGACCGTTTGCAAATGCCTCATACCGCCCGGAATAGCCGTCTCCGTCCGCGTCCACGCCCTTTTCCAGGTTGTTGTAGTCCACGAAGTTGCTGTACCGGCTGGGGTCGTTGGAGAACTTCTTGATGTAATCATCCGTATATCCCAGGTAATTCTTCCAGGAATTCGCCACCTGGGGCATATCCCTGGCCGTCACGTCCACGCCGTAGCCCAGGTTGGGGTTGTAGTTCTCCCACTGGCCGGTGGAGGCGTTGTAGGTGCTCTTGGCCCCGCCCACCGCGTCCTCCAGGATTTTTGCCAGCTCTACATTCTGCTGGTGCAGGTAGTCCTGGGTGGCCTTGTCGGCGGTCTTCCAGGCCTCCGAATTGGCCTGCATCTGCTGGCGGATGTAGTTGGCCTTGCTGCGGGTGTTCATCGCGGTGCTGTATCCGTTGATCCAGCCCCGGTTCTTGTCATAGCCTGCCTTGGTGTAGTCGTCCACCCACTGGCGGACCTGACCTGCCGACTGGCCGCCCTGGTTGGAGGCCAGCTTGCTATAGCCGCTGCCGGACGTGCCGCCGGAATAGCCTGCGCTGCTGCGGATTTTCTCTGCATCGGCGTGGGCTTTTTCCATGGCCGCTGTGTCGCCGCTCTTCTGAGCCTGGGCGTACTGCTCCTTCAGAGCCGCCACCTGGGCCTGCTGTTCCTTGGTCAAATTCTGCTTATCCGAATTGCTCAGACCTGCCATAGCGCCCTCCTTGTCAATAAATCGCCGTCCAGACGTATTCCATATTTTTCCGGTTCATCAGCCTCACTGCGTTGTCGCCGTGATTGGTGCTGCCGGAGAAGGTCAGCGTACTCTCGCTGAGGGAAACCGTCGAGTCCAGCAGCACCGTCTTGTTGTCGTAGGACACAGAAAAGCTCTTGACAGCCGACGTGCCGTTCAGCAGCACCAGCGGATTGTCCTTGCCATTGCTATGGTCATTTTCCACATCGCTGACCTTACCCTTTGTCCCGATCACCAGCACCTTTGGCGCCACGTTCAGCTCCTGGGTCCCAACCGTACCGGTGCCGGTATAGCTGCCCTGCTTCATCCGCAGCGCGCCCAAGTCCTCCGCCACCTGGTTCCGGTCGGACCAGAGCAGCTTGCCGCCTGCTACCCGGAAGTAGCCGTTTTCCACCTCCGGAGCCGTCACCAGCTGCCGCCAGACGCCGCTGCCGGTCTGGATATACAGCGCATCCGGCACACTGTAGGACACAAAGGGCAGCAGGGCCTTGAGGTACGTTTCCCAGTCCCCGATTTCCTTTGCCCCGTCTGCCTGCCGCACTGCCGCGTCCAGGTTGACCACCGTGTAATTCTCCAGGGTCCAGCCGTCCTGGGCCAGGGCCGCGCTGCTCCAGGTGGTGGTGAACTGAACCTGCAGCGCGCCGCCGGTCAGCAGTGCCGTTTCAAACACGCCGCCGGAGGCGTTCTGTGCCGCGCCGCCGTTGAAGGACACCGTAATGCCGCTGACCTCCTGGTTCTTATCCTTGATACCAAACAGAACCAGTACCCGGTCCCCGGTCTGCCCCAGGTCCGTCAGGCTCTGGGACGCCGTGGCCGCGGCAGCGGTCTTGTTGCCGGTGACCACGCCGTCCGCCACCGTGCAGCCGTTGCCGGTCCAGCTGTCCCCGGCGGAATTGTTCACCGTGAACCCGTGCCGGAGCCAGACCTGGCCCACCGGGAACCCGGCGTCCGGATTGTCACCGCTGTCCGGCTCCTCCATGCTGACCCAGGGCAGGCCGCCGAACACCCGGGCCAGCAGGTCCGACGCCAGCTTCTCCTTGGTCACGGAGCCGTTGACAATCGTACCGGCAGCCGCGTCGCGGATTTGCCACTGGACCGCCGCAATGGCGTCCTGGACGTTGGCGGCGTTGATCTGGGCCGACGCCGCGAAGGGAATATTCGCTGCCTGCAGAGCAGGCACCAGCGTTTCATTGATCCAGGTCTGGATTTCCAGACCCGCCCGGTCGAACCGCGCTTTCAGCTCCTGGGCCGTCAGGCCGTCGGTGGAGTTGGGCAGGTCCGCCAGCTTCTGAATGACCGCCAGATCGGCGGTCAGAGTGGGAATGCTCATGGGTTCCTCCTTCCTATGCCATGCCGGTGGTGTTCAGCGCCCGCTGCAGCTGTCCGTAGCCGGAGCCGCCCTCCACCGGAATGGGCTGGTTGGTGTCCAGCAGCGGCCCTGCCGCGCCGCCCTGGTTCTGCTGAGCGCCGCGCAGCTTGTCAATCAGCTCCTGCTTCTTGCTCACATAGCCGTCGGGAATGCGCTCCAGGTAGTCGTCCAGATTGATCTTGTCCTGCATCAGCAGGTTGTCCAGGGTCTGGACCGCCGCAATCTCGGACCAGTAGGACGAAGCACCCACATCCAGCTTCAGGCTCAGGGGAATCTGGTCCAGAATAGAGAAGTCAAACAGGGTGTTCACGTCCTGCTCCTCCATGGTCATTCCCAGGGGCTGGTTGGTCATCTGGTCCTTGGTGAACATCTTCACCTGCACATACCGCTGGCCGTAGTAGACCCGCATCATGTCCAGATAAATCCGGCCCAGGTCCTCCACCGCCTGATACATGTTCTGCTTCACCAGCTCCAGCGGCGCATTGCTGGCCCGCTGCAGGGCGATGATGGCCGACGTGTTGTCGGGCCGGGTATCGCCCAGGGCCGCGTCGGTGGTGCCCATAAAGCTCTGGGTGTAGTTGATGGCCGCGTCGATAAACTGGCTGATCTGGGGCGAAACCGCCGCCGGGTCCAGAATTTTTGCAATGCTGTTCAGGTCCCCGCCGCCGTTGACGCCGATGGCCCGGCCAACACCGCCGTCCCAGTGGGGAATGCGGGTCTTGTCGTAGATCACCTTGGGGAACGCCGTGGTCTGCAAGCTCCGCATGACCATAGCGAACAGCTGGTTCACAAACACCTGGTTGGGGATCAGCTGGGAAATCAGCGCATGGCCGTGGTAGCAGTCCTGCACATAGTCCCAGTTCATCCAGGTCAGGGGGTACTGCTTCAGTTCCGTGTCCCGGAACGCCTCCACCTGACCGTCTCTCGTATACTTGCCCGTCCAGATGTGGCCGGTCTCCGGGTCCTTCTGGAAGTACACCAGCAGGGTGGCCCGGTCGCTGCTGAGCCGGTCGTATTCGCTGCCGTCGCACTCGCTGTCGGGCCGGATTTCCTCGCCGGGGAAGCCGTTTCGCTGGGCCAGCCGCCGCACCTCGTCCACCGGACGGCGCAGGTTGATGAGAATCCAGGGCTGGTTCTGCACATCCTTGTCGTTGGGGTTGCCGAAGTGAACCCGGGTGTTCTCCACAATCTCGGTGACGATGTCGCCCTTGGCCTCCTGCCCGGTCTCGATGTCCGGATTGAACCAGGTGTAGGTGCATCCGTCGCCGTCCACCGCCGCATTGCGCATGAACTCCCGGGTCAGCGTTACCACCCGGTTCCGCTCAAAGATGGCGGCGAACTGCTTGTTCATCACATCCGACACCCGCTCCATATCCCCCAGGGAATACCGGCTGGTGGAGGACAGCGGCGTGGCCTGCATGGTGATGTTGTCCGAAGACACGGTAGCCACCTGGAACAGCGTCACCCGCTTCAGAAAGTTAAAGGTCGGCGTGGGATTGCCGTTGGCCCTGACGCCCTCCCACTGCTTGCCGATAAAGAAATTCTCGTTGTTTTCCACCGTGTCGTACAGGTCGATCTGGTGGTTGAAGCTGACGCTTCTCTGGTAGCGCTGATATACGCTTTCATAGCCCGGGTCCTTCACTGCTGCTCACGCTCCTCCTTCCGGCGTGGGCTGCCGTCGTAGCTCATCAGATTGACGAAGCCCTGTTCATACCGGCGCTGGGCCTCTGCGGCCAGCCGCCGTGCCTCCCGCTCCTCCGGCAGCTCCTGTGGCTCTGCCTGGTCAACAGGCCGGTCCTCCCGCCGCAGATGCTCCACAAAGTAAACCAGCACCCCGATCATAACGGCCAGAATGGCCGTGAAGGCAATGCCCATCACCAGGCAGAGCACAAAAATCAAATTTTCCATATAATCCTCCTATTTGGCGTAGCCGGTGTAGCGCACCCGGAAATCCACTGCCAGCACCGTGGCGTCGGAGGCCGGAAAGTCGCTCTTCAAAATCAGCTGATAGTAGACGAACTTCTTCACCTTGAGCTTCAGCCGCTCCATCTGGGGACTGCGGTTGACCAAAAAGCTGAACGCCCCGAAGTTCATCGCCCGGAAGGTGGATAGCCGCATGGTCACAGCCTTGTCGATGTAGTCGCCCCGCCGGTCGCTTCGGGCCGATACCTCCAGATTGGCGTTGGCCGTAGGCTTGACCGATACCCAGATCACCGAAGAATGCTTCCGCTGGTAGTCCTTCTCGAAGCTCATATGGCCGCTGGCAAAGAAGGCGTCGATGGCCTTGCCATCGTCGCTGGGGTATTCCTCGCCGAACTGGACCACCCGCCCGTCGGAGAAGCCGAAATACAGCTTCTCTCCGGCCCTGGCCCCGCAGACCGCCGGCAGCCCTGTATACCGGTACCACACGTCGGCCTCATAGTTGTGGACCAGCGCCGTCCCGTCCGCGTCGTTCAGGAACAGATAATACTCCTGCCGGGCGTCATCGTCGAAGCAGAATACCTTCTCCGGGTCCGCCTGCCGCAGGCTCTGTTCCACCCGCTGGGAAATCAGCTTAGCGTTCCGCTCGTCCCGGGTGGCGTAGTTGACGAACACCCAGGCATACAGGTTGCCGCCGTACAGCGTCCGGGGTGCATTCTGCACCAGCCGGACCTGTCCCATGGCGTCGTTTCCGATCTCCCGGTTGGTCGATACGGTCCGGAAGCCCGGCACCATGCTGCCGTCTGCCAGGGTGGTAATCTCATAGGTGGTGGCATACGCGCCGCCGTCGGCCTTGTAGCTCATGAGCCGGTCATAATACTTAATCATGCCGGTCAGCGGCGCGTTCTCGCTGCCCACCAGCATTTCGTACAGGTCCGGGAAATACTCCGCCGACGCCTGCCCGTCCTCGGTGACGCCGCAGTAAATGGCCTTGGCCGTGCCGTCGCCGTAAAGAAACACGCGGGTGTCCGCCGCACCGTTGAACTGCTCGGCGAACCGCATCCCCTCCACCAGCGCCCGCAGGGTGTTGGGCGCCGTATACCAGACTTCTACATTGCTGTTGCCCGCCTCCGGTGCTGTCTGGAAGGTCACCACGCCGGTTTCCGTCTCCGCTGTCCAATCCGTGGTTTCCTCGGTGCCGATGACAATCTTGTCCACTGACAGAAGTCCCGTCTCCGGCAGCTGAAACGCCTTGGCAGTCCCGTCGGCGGAAAAGCGGCAGCGCCGCTTTCCCGTCAATCGGTTGATGCTCTCCACGGTAGTTCCGCCGCCGCCCGGCGCAATGGCCGTAGACACCAGGGGCACATACCCCTCCACCGTGTCCACAAATCCCTCGCCGTCCCAGACCAGATATTCCTGACCGTTGAGCAGATACAGCTTCCCGCCGAAGCCGAAGAGGGTCGTGGCCGCGTCGGCGCTGTCGCCGATGCGCCGGAACGCGGCCCCATCCAGGACCCACACGCCGCCGTCTGCACAGCAGACCGTCTGCCGCTGCCCGGCCACATACCCGGTCCACAGCCCCCGGACCGGCCCCTGGAACTGCCGCACAGTCCGGAACCCGGACCGCACCCGCAGATGATACTGGTCCGTCACCTGCCAGTTCCGCATCTCCGCCGCCTCGCCCATGGCCAGCTGGGTATCCCCGTCGGGACTCTCATTCAGCCCCAGAAACTTCTGAATTTGATAGACGCTGATCGCGTCATTGGCTACGATATTTGCCATGTTAAATCTCCAAAATATAAAAGCGGGGCAACGGCGCAACCGCCGCGCCCCGCAAGGGAAATCAGCCAAATACGGCGCTGCCAGCAGCAACCGCCTTCTTGTCGGACCCAATTTCGGCCACCGTAATAGCCTTGTTGGTGCTTACTGCAATTTCCGCGCCACTCTTTTCCAGGTCTGTCCAGCCGCTGGACAGGTCTGCATTATAGGCAACGGTTGTAGGCTTTGCTCCCAGCTTATACACAAAGCTGTTGCCGCTCTGTGCCTCGGGATTTACAAGGACCTTGATCTTGCCGCTTCCTGCGTCTGCATAGGTCACATCCAGATTCCGAAGCACCGCCTGAGAGCCGTGGTAATACACTGCGTCCGCCTTCTCGTTGAGTACGAAGCAGTCATAGATCACGCGGCCCTCCACCAGCCAGCCGGAAATACCGGGCGGGTTGTCATGGGTCTTGAACTGCTCCAGCTGCTTAGGGCCACATGCTGCAACCTTATGCGTCAGCAGGAAGGCACAGCCGTTAGGCAGTCTGGACGAAGGTACCTTGACGATCTTGCAGCCGTCCACCTCGCCGATGACGCCCTGGCGTACCATATCCTGAGACTTGTCTCCGGTCTTCATGAAGGCCGTATCCTGCTTGAGAAGGTTTGCAAACCCATAGGAGCAGAACGCCACCCGGCCCATGTCTGGCACATTCTTGTTGCCCAGCTGCTCCATGCCCTTGAGGAACATCTCATAGGCGTTGCTCTTGGTGATGGCAGCGGTATTCACATTGCCCCGCTCCGTAGCCACCGCCGCCAGCTTGCGGAATACGTAGGTGTCAAACTCCGGCACCCAGACCTCCTTGATCTGACGGCCCAGGGCCTTGCCCGCATCACTCACCATGCCGGACTGTAGCTTATCGCCCCGATCAATAACGAATGTAAACGCCCGATCCCGCTCAATCTTTAGGGTCTGGACATTGCGGGCCAGATCGTCCGGTGTGCCGTAGCGGGAAGCGCCGCTGCGGGTGTAATCCACCATGGGCACCGTGGGGATGGAGTAGACGTTGACCGTATCCACACCCACAAACTTGTAATCGCTGTTCAGAGCCAGCATGGCCTGAGACTGGCGATTAAATCTCTCATCGACCTTGCTTGCATACTTCGATGCAAGGTTGATACCACTAGGCATTTTTCTTTACCTCCTTTTAATCCCACGCAGAGTCGAAGCCGCTCATAAACGGATCTTCTTTTGGCTGCCCGTTCGAACTCACGGACCCGACACTGCGCTGCTTGTTTTCCTCATTCTTCTGGTTTGTTTTTAGCTGCTGTTGGAGCCGCTGATTTTCATCCCGCAGCTGCTGTACCTCGTAGCGGCCATAGGCATTTACCAGGGTATCGCCCTTTCGGACTTCGTCCCATACAGACTGCGGGATGGTCTTGGGGTCTACCGACTGATACCGGCTGACAAACTCCTGGATATCGGCCTCCTGACGCTGTCGGACTGCATCCTGCTGTTGGCGTCTCTGGGCCTCTGCTGCGGCCTGCTGCCGGGCCTGTTCCCGCTGACGCTGCACCCAAAGCTTGGCCTGCTCCCGCTCCATGCCCTTAGACACCAAGATGTTTTCTTGGAGGGCTGTCAGGTAGGTTGGCACGTCCACGCCGGCCATATCGGCCAGCTGCCTAATCTCGGTCAGGGTGCTGTCGTTAGTCTGCCGGTACTGGGCCAGCTCGTCCCGCTCCTGCTTGAGGTCAGACATCTGCATGGACATCCGGTCGTACTGCATCCCCCGTTGTGCAAGCTGGGTCAGCTCGTCCCGTTTGACCTGCCGCGTGGTGCCTGCATCGTCCGTCAGGTCGTAAAGTTCTTCCTGCGGTTCCTCTTGCTGGGGCGGTTTGCTTTCTTCCGGGGCGTCAGTTTCCGGTGTGCCGGGTGCTTCTTCTGCCGGTCCCGCTTCTTGGTCCGTACCGGCTTCTTCCGGATAATCGTCAAACAGGTCATCGGTGTCTACCTGCTCAACCTGAGTCTCTTCGTTCATCTCAAAAACCTCCTAGCTTAATACATCGTTGGAATGTCTTCCCACTGTGCGGGCCGTCTGCTGCCGATGGTGTAAAGCAGTTCCGTGTACCGCTGATTAAAAAACGCGGCCAACGTGTCGTTCTCGCCGATCAGCAGGTGGGCCGCCAGGCCATACGGAAGCACGGTCTGCGCGATTGCATCATCAATGTCCAAAATCTGCTCGAAGCTCTTGATCTCCGGGCAGATAGCCCGCTTTCCATCATCCCCAACCACGAAGGTGTCGGAGTAGGGGTAGACCTCATTGCGCAGAACGTTCAGGATGCTCAGAGTCCGGTACCGGTACTCCTCCGTGTCCTGGGTCCGTGTCTCACCGTTTTGCTCGTTCTGCTCGTCCATCAGGTTGATGGCCCTGTCAAAAATCCAATTCGCGTCTGTCACGCTCAATCACCCCCTATCGGACATAGCTGAGATAGCTTGTGCTCAACTCTCCGCCGGTCATGTACTCGTCGTAGTCTTCCAGCTTCACAGGGCCGTCATCTTCCTCAACCGGTTCCTTGATTTCTGGACTCAGCGTCCTCAACTGGGAGAAATAACGCAATGCGTCAGGCCGGTGGGTGATTTCATGCGGATTTTTCGCGCAGTCTGACGGGTTCTTCTCGTCATGCTGAATGGCCATCAGGTCATCAATCAAGCCCTTGCAGCTTTCAAACACAACCAGCCCCGGTTTTCCATCGGCCATGGGCTTCATAAGCTCCTTGACTGCCATCCAACCCTGAACACGGCTGTTGTTTGCCTTCACAATCGCAAGTCCGCTATCCAGGAACACCTGGGCCATGGTCTTGCCCGTGTCCTTCTGGGTGCTCCACATGTCCGGCGGCGCAATCGTGTATTCTACCCGTTCGTAAATCGGCGTAGCTCCCAATGCAGCATGAGCAGCAGCCGACACAATCAGCTTGCTTTCCGCCAATTCCCGGTACACATAGCACCGGCCTTGAAAATCTACCGCCACCCAGAGGCAGGCAAACATATCCAGGCCGTAGTCGAACGCTCTGTATTTCGCCCATTCCGGCGGAATAGGGAAGTCCTCAACAACGTGTGTGCTCATCCGGAATTCCGGGAAGAAGCCACCCGCAAGTGCATCCCAATCGCCGTATCTGTGTGCCCTCCGAATGTCTTCAGGCAAAAGGTTCAGAGCGTTGATGTAGTCCGGGGAGCCTTTCAGCAGGTCAACGTTGTCTTCTACTGTGGCCTTGATAAACTTATAGTCCTCCGGGTTTTCTTCCGGTAGAAATTCCCGGCTGATGAATAACCGTTTTACCCATTGGTGACCAACGCCGCCTGGGTTTGCTGTCATGTAAATCCGCTTTGGGTGCCTTGACGCACCACGGCAGCAGGCGGCTAGACCACGGAATTCCTGTTCCGTGAACTGCGTTGCCTCTTCGATGAAAATCCAGTCATATTCCTGACCTTGGTATTTGCCGGACGTGGCCGCGCCATAACTTTCCATGTTGCCAAATTTGATATAGCTTCCATTCAGGAAAGTCAACAGATGCTGTGCCGCATTGTAAATTGCGACTTTGTCGTTCACAAGGCTCAAAATTGGCTCGATCACAGAGTTTTCCAGGTCCTCATATCTGCGTCTGACAACTAGAACCCTTAACCCTGGGTTTGCCATACAGCCACCGACCGTTTTCCGTTGGGTACACCAGCTTTTTCCGCCACCCCGGGCACCCCCATAGCAGGTGTACTTTGCCCTGCTGGAAAAGAACTCTTCTTGGGGCTTGGAGTTGGGACGCCCCAGATCAATTTCGACGTTACCCGCCTGCGGTTTGGGCTTTCTTGCCAACTCTGCCACCTCGCTTTCAAGAATGTCTTGTCGGGAATGTTTTGTGAGGGTGTGTATATAACCCTATAGGTCGCTCTCGCCGGGCCGCCCGTTTTCCGCTCCCCCCCTACCGGGGTGCGTGGGGGAGGGGGGGTGCTCTCCCGCTCAGCTGAGCCATGCCCAGCCCAGCAGACCAGGCACACAGCCCCGCCGGAGGACCACGCCCAGGGCAGCAGCCTTACCAAGCTTATACAATCAATATCCACCTCTTTTGTATACAAGATATGTTATCTTATACTGAATATATCGCATAAAGTCGCGAAGTGCTATAAAACTATATAGTTTATACAACTTTTTGAAAAAATCGAACGCGACAAAAATTATATTTTGTTGCGTTTGAAACCTACCTGAAAGGGTCTTTGCTCTTGGACCCAAACCGGACATTGATGTCCATCTTACCGGATGCGTTGATGTCCTGGCGGTCTGAGTATGGCCGGCCCCCGAAATCCTGCTTACTGAGATATATCGCTTTGATCGAGTTAGGGCCGGACCACCCGGGGGCAGTCATCAGCACCGCTGTACACCAGTCCAGCATTTTTTGCAGCTCTTTGGATAGTAGTATGTTACTATTAACCGGATTATTGATTGTGTCCTTGCCCTCTTCGACAGAAATATCATTTCTCGCCAAAAAGTCAGGCCAGCACGGTTTTTTAAGCTCTCCGGACTCATATTCCGCCTTGTATTGTTCGAATTTCGCCTTGATCTCCGCGACGGAATACGGAAATTGTGGTGGTGCTCCACGCTTATCTGACTTTGGCATGTCCTGACCTCCTATCTAGTAAATTGTACTATGTTACCTAGTAATATATACTAGATAATGGGTATAAAATATCAGGGTATAAAATCCCTACAATAAGTATACAGCAAAGTCCCTAAAAAGTCAAGCGTAAAAATTTTAAAAAAATTTAAAAAAATGGCTTGACATACGCCATAAGTATGTGCTATGATGATGGCACAAAGGGCGAGGCGCCCAGGACAACAAAGGAGGTGGGCTGATGCCGCGGAAAACAACCACATCCAGCGAGGTAAAAAACCGCTGGAATGCCAAGACTTACAAGCGATATCAGGTCAGCTTGCGCAAGGACGAGGACGCCGACTTGATTGCATTTGTGGAGTCGGTCAAGGGCAGCGTAGGCGTCACGGACATATTTAGACGGGGCGCCGAGCAGTTAAAAAAAGAGGGCCACTAATTGGCCCTCACAAATAAAGACATACTTATTAAGTATATATCAAATAGGAGGATTACAAAATGGTTACCAACATTAACGGCACTATGATTAACTTTGCAGCAGCGGTTGTCCTGATGGACGCTGACATTTGTGAGCAGCTCAATGCAGAGCTGGCACCCTGCACCGACCAGGAGTTTTTTGTGGCCTACGAGGCCGCCCACGCTGCCAAGTATGGCGCGGCCTGGGAACTCAGCAACACCAACCCTTGCTATTAAGGAGGATATCACAATGTATTTTGCCAACTGCCACACCCTGGACGATCTAAAACGCGAGTATCGCAAGCTAGCTTTTGCAAACCACCCCGACCGGGGCGGAGACCTGGAAACCATGAAGGCCATCAACAACGAGTATGAGCAGGCACAGCAGCGGCTTAAGGACGCGCACAACGCCCAGGCTGACGAGTACCACAAGACCACCGAGACCGCCGCCGAGTTTATTGAGATTATCAACATCTTGATCAAGCTTGACGGGCTGGAAATTGAGCTGTGCGGCTCCTGGCTCTGGATCGGCGGCAACACCCGGGAACACAAGGACGCGCTGAAGGCTGCCGGGTGCCGTTGGAGCAGCAACAAGCAGCTTTGGAGCTGGCACCATGCGGAGCCCGGCCACAAGTGGCGCAGAGGGAAAACCACCATGGACGAGATACGCGGCAAGTACGGATCACAGACTATCAAGGGCGGTAGTGAGAGCTACAGCCGCGGAAACTGCCCGGTGGCCATTTAAGGCCGCCGGGAGGGAAAGGAGAATATCCCATGACAAAAGATGAGCTTGCGCGGCATTTTGCCAGCCGTGGAGAGTATAGCGCCACACACCACATTTATCTTGTGGCCCCGGATAAGCTCAACGATATGCACCGGATCAGCTACCAGGGCGGACAGGCGGCGCGGTACATCAAAGAGGCCCAAGCCGTAATTGAGACTATGCAGGCATATCAACAGCTGCTTTATGACCGCGTGCAGCTGCTTGAGACAGCCCCCTATCACCTGGAGGTGATTTTAAGGCGTGAGAAGCTCTATGACGGTAAAGTCTGGTACTGGCTTACGGTGCGCAAAGTCCGAGAGGTGGACGGCGTAGAGCCGGAGGCCCTGGAGCAGACCAAATACCCCGGCACAGAGCGCAGCAAGGCGTTAAAGGATTTTGCCGCCTATCAAAAGAGCCATCCCGGCATTATCGCCGTCAAGGATATCGAAAAATCCAAATGGGAGCGTTGACATTTGTGCAATATGCACAGTTGGACATTGCCTAGAATCGTAGTAAAATATTGATAAGGAGTTGATACCGTGGCAATGATAGACTTATCTGGGCAAGATTTTGGCCTTTGGCATGTCTTGGGTCCTGCTGGCAAGGACTCCAAGGGGCGGATGATGTGGCGCTGCCGCTGCACCTGCGGGATTGAGCGCATTGTATCATCATCCAATCTGCGCGGTGGTAAGTCCACGTCCTGCGGCCATGATAAGGGCGTGTCGCGCCGGGCTGATCTTACCGGGCAACGCTTCGGGAAGCTGGTAGCCCTCTCCAGAGAGGGCTACCGCGGCGGACAATCTTTGTGGCTCTGCCGGTGTGATTGCGGCAAGACAACCACCGTGGCTATGAGCAACCTAAAATCCGGGCATACAACGTCTTGCGGTTGCGCGTTGCAAGCCGTCCAGCAGGACCCAGCGGCCAGAGTGACCGCTCAAGCTTTGTCCCCGCTGACAAGGCCCGGAGAACAGCATATAGCGGCCAGATCATTCCGCCTGCAATATGGCGGGCAGGTTTATGAAGTGCATAATCTCCGCAATTTTGTGCGGGCAAACACAGATCTATTTGGGATAAATGGAGGCCGCGCTGAGATTGACGCTGTCTGCAAGGCACTTTATGATGCCGGTCAGCGTGGATACACTTGGCACGGCTGGGCGGTAATAAGGTTGGATCAAAGATGATAGTATCCACATTTTTGCATGTAAGGAGGCACAACACAATGTCAATGACAAATGAGCAAATCCAGGCAATCGCCACCATTTTTGTGATCTGCCGCAAAGCCACCGGCGCGCGGGGCAACAATGACATTGACAACGCACAGCGCTACCCGCTGAGGGAGGCAACGATCATGATCAACAAGCTCCACGCAATGGGTAAGGCCACAGACGAGATTGAGCGCCAGATCGCAGAGCAATATGCAAAGGTTGATATTGGCACGTTTAGGGCCAATTTTGACAAATGCCTTACGTTAGAGCAACAAGGCGTTTGGCAGATAGCATACTTTAAGGCAATGGGGGCCAAGTGATACAAAGAGCGCTGGGGAATGTCCTCAGCGCTCTTGAAATTATTTTAATTTAACGCCATACCGCTCTCGGATGGGAATTATAAAGTCATCCCACCGTTTTGCGGCTGCTTTATCTACCCACG